TATCTTATAAGGATCCTCCCCGCGAATCTTCCTATTTCGCATATAAAAGAATTAATCATTTTAACGAATGGTTAGCACAGTTTCAAGCGAAAGAAACAACAGATATACCACAAGAAGTTTATGATGGTATTATGAAAGAATTAAAAAAAGACAAATTTATAAAATTAGAGGAACTATCTTATAAAACTGTTCGAGAAATATTAAAAAAGTTAAAATACAACAAATATTATGAACATATCCCCCATATTATTAATATTATTAATGGTCGACCCGCCCCTGTTCTTACAAGACAATACGAAGATCAATTGAGGATGATGTTTAAAGAAATTCAGACTCCATTTATGGAACATTGTCCAAGTGATAGAAAAAATTTCTTATCTTATTCCTATGTTCTTCATAAATTTTGTGAATTATTAGAGTTAGATGAATTACTTTCATATTTTCCTCTTTTAAAAAGTAGGGAAAAATTACAACAACAAGATAATATATGGGAAAAAATATGCAAGTCCCTTCAATGGCAATATATTCCAAGTATTTAATGTCCGTCAATGATAACTTTATCGGGAATACAATTATCGAGGAGTGCGAATGTTGTTGCTGCTAATAATCCTATATAAAATGCGTGTTCATTAATTATTGAACAATTTGGTATGTAAAATGTAGATACAGCAATTACAAATAACATTATTAAATATTTGAATAATCTTTTTCTATTGATCATTTTATATAAATTAAATAAAAAAAATAAAATATATTAATATATTTATTAATATAAATATGGAAGCAAAACAAAACATAAAGAATGGTCGTGTATCAGACGCAGAAAAAATTAGTAATTACCGTAGTCTAGAAGATGAAATTTTATATAATAATCAAAGAGATGATGCCCTTAAAGGCATTTTAGAAAGAACAAAATTGAGTAATATCTTTTTATCCCCGGAAAATACCGAGAACATACAAAAACAAATTCGATATGGCGTATATCAACAAACAAATAAAGTTATCTCAAATCAATCCCATCAAGAGGTTAGTACAGTGATGAGATCAATATATCTACAGGAGGGTAGTGTACCAATCACTTCGGATCAAGATGCTCTCGAAGTGATTTCGAAATTGAATTCAAGTGTAATTGATTATTGTGTGAAACATGTTGTTGGTAAGTTAAAACAAAATGATATGTATATGAAGGATATATCTACATTACCCGTGCCTATCGATAGACCCGAATATGAAAGGAAAAATATGACATATGATATGAGTAATCTTCTTTAATCAACCTCATCAATTGAGGGACCACTATCTACATTATCACTTGGTGGAACACCCATACCCTCTGGAACACCCATACCCATACCCTCCGGAGAACCACCAGCACTTCCATAAACTTTTGTCATAATAGGACTTACAACAGTATTAAATTCATTCAAATGACTTTCGTATTCATCCTTCGTATGTTCATCCTCCATCCATTGTTCTTCTTCAGAAATTTTATCTATAATTATCTTTTTTTCATCTTCAGTAATTTTATCTTCGACCTTTTCAATACTCGCCTTTGTTTGAAAGAGAATATTTTCAAATTCATTCTTTTTTTCAACTTTTTCTCTTATTTCATCATCTTGTTTCTTATATTGTTCTGCTTCTTTTACCATCTTTTCAATATCATCCGCATTTAATCTCCCACTATCATTTGTAATTGTTATATTTTTCTTATTTCCCGAACCTTTATCAACTGCCTCTATATTCATAATACCATCCGCATCTACGTCAAAAGTAACTTCAATCTTAGGAACACCTCTTGGTGCGGGTGGGATACCATCCAATTGAAATGTTCCAAGGAGATTATTATCCTTTGTCATTGTTCTCTCTCCTTCAAAAACCTGAATTGTTACACTCGGTTGATTATCATCGTGAGTAGAAAATACCTGGGATTTCTTTGTCGGTATAGTTGTATTTCGTTCGATTACCTTTGTCATAATTCCTCCCGCAGTTTCAAGACCAAGTGACAATGGTGTTACATCTAATAATAATACATCATTTGCTTTGTCATCTCCCTCAACATTGCCAGACAAGATTGCTGCTTGGACGCATGCTCCATATGCGACTGCTTCATCGGGATTAATACTCTTACTAAGTTCTTTACCATTGAAGAAATCACTCAATAATTGTTGTATCTTTGGAATTCGCGTCGATCCACCAACCAAAACAACCTCATCAACATTCGATTTTGAAATCCCAGCATCTTTTAAAACCTTCATTACAGGATCCATACATTTATTAAATAAAAACATACATAATGATTCAAACTTTGCTCTTGTAATACTACTAAAAAAATCGATACCCTCGCAAAGAGAATCGATTTCAATACTTGCTGTATTTCCACTCGATAATGTTCGTTTTGCTTTTTCACAACTCGTTCTCAGTCTTCGTAATGATCGTTTATTATCCGTTATATCAATATTATTCTTTCTCTTAAACTCCTGGGTAAAATGATTTACAAGGAGGTTATCAAAATCTTCTCCACCAAGGTGCGTATCTCCGGCAGTTGCTTTTACCTCAAATATACCATCCTCAATATTTAGAAGGGAAACATCAAATGTACCACCCCCTAAATCAAAAATCAATACATTTTTTTCACCACTTTCTTTATTATCTAAACCATATGCTATCGCAGCAGCAGTTGGTTCATTTATAATACGTAATACATTTAAACCAGCAATTGCTCCAGCATCTTTGGTAGATTGTCTTTGTGAATCATTAAAATATGCCGGAACTGTAATCACAGCATCAGTTACTTCTTCGCCAATATATGCTTCCGCAGTCTCTTTCATTTTTGTAAGGACCATGGATGATATCTCTTCAGGTCGATACGTCTTTGTTTCTCCACGATATTCGGCATTTATTGATGGTTTATTGTTACCATCATTGACAACCTTAAAAGGAAAGTGTTTGATATCTGCTTGAAGGGAAACGTCATCAAAGTTTCTCCCGATTAACCGTTTAGCATCGTATATCGTATTGGTTGGATTTTTGGATGCTTGATTTTTAGCACCATCTCCAATAATCCTTTCAGTATCCGTAAACGCAACATAAGAAGGTGTTGTGCGGTTCCCCTGATCATTTGCGATAATTTCACAACGATTATCTTTCCACCATCCCACACAACTGTAAGTAGTCCCTAAATCAATCCCTATAGCAACCATTTATTATTATTTATTTATATATCTTGACAATACTTTAAATAATTTTTGAGGTAAATGCTTTTAAAATAGTTTAAACATAATTTTAAATGTTTATAAAAAATGAATCAACAAGATAAAGAAGTTTCAGAAATCATCAATAAAGAATACAATCGACAAAAAAACGGTATTGAATTGATAGCAAGTGAAAATTTTACATCACAAAATGTAATGGAGGCATTAGGATCGATAATGACAAATAAATATAGCGAAGGTCAACCTGGAAAAAGGTATTATGGTGGTAATGAACATATCGATGAAATGGAACTATTATGTAAAAGGAGAGCACTTGAACTATTCGAATTAAATAATAAAGAATGGTCTGTAAATGTACAACCCTATTCCGGTTCTCCTGCTAATTTTGCCGTTTTTACTGCTCTTTTAGAACCCAATGATAGAATCATGGGTCTAGATCTACCAAGTGGTGGTCATTTAACACACGGATACTATACTGATAAGAAAAGAATATCAGCAACAAGTATCTATTTTCAATCTCTCCCTTATCAAATCGATAAAGAAACAGGTTATATTGATTATGAAGGACTTAGAGAAAGGGCATTGTTGTTTCGTCCAAAATGTATTATAGCAGGGGGTTCTGCTTACCCAAGGGATTGGGATTATGAAAAATTTAGTAATATTTGTAAAGAAGTTGGTGCTTACCTTTTATGTGATATTGCCCATATTTCAGGATTAGTCGCAACAGGGAATTGTAATAATCCCTTTGAATATGCGGATGTTGTTACAACTACAACACACAAAAGTTTAAGAGGCCCCCG